CGACATCCCCGAACCACTAGGCACCCTCTACCGCCGCCGGCACACCCTGGAGGCGGCCCGGAACGCCTCACTGGCAGCTGTCCTGCCCGTCTGGCGGGCCACGGTGGACCTGACCGCCGTCCTGGACGCCACCGGCATCGTGCAGGCGGACAGCACCCAACCCGCTGGCCCGGACCCGCGTACGGTGGCCGCTGAGATAGCCGCTCGGCAGGCACTGACCGCTTCCCTGGCATCCAATGCGGGGCAGGCGTTGCGGGACACCGCACACACCGGCCTGGTCCAGTCCTACGCCGAAGGCCAGTCCGGCGCGGCGCAGCTGGTGAGCGTCACCCGCGGCCAGATCGGCATCGACCTGGCCGGCATGACGGTGGACTTCGCCGATGCGGTCGCCGCCGCCGACAACCTCGACTCGCTGTGGTCCGACGCCGACGCGTGGCTGGCTGAGCACGTCGGGGTGGTGTCCCGCGCCCTCGGTGACGCCGTGGGCCAGGCCTTGACCGACGGCACCAGCCGCGACGAGCTCCTGACGTCCCTCGAGGGCGTCATCGATGACAGCGCGCTCGCTGAAGTGCTGTACGACCACGCGATGGCAACGGCGCTCGGCCAGGGCGCAGCGGACTTGTACGCCTCGGAGAACGTGACGGCCGTGGACTGGTCTACCGCCGGGGACAGCCGCGTCGATCAGGTCTGCGAGACGTACGAGACGAACAGCCCGTACGCCCTCGCGAGTGCGCCGAGCGTGCCAGCCCACGTGAACTGCCGCTGCAGCCTCATGCCCGCCGACGACGCGATCCGCACCCTGCTCGCCCCCGCATCCGAAGGTCTCAGCGCCGAGTAGACACGTGGGAGGCCGCCTTGACGACCCCTACCGTCCCGACCGCACCGATCCTCGGCCACGTCGAGGGCGTTGACCTTGTTGACGTTGGAACTTGGAGTGCCTCAACAGGAGCGTTCAACCCAACCGCCTCCGACCTACTCGCCGCCGCCGCCGCCGTCCAATGCCCAGCGGTACACCGCCCCATCCTCAAGCTCGGTCACACCGGGAACCACGGCGAAGGCGACGCCGCCCTCGGTTACGTCGACAACCTCCGAGTCGAGGACAACGGCCAGACACTGCGCAGCGACTGGCGCGGAATGCCCGCTTGGCTCACTGCTCGGGACGAGTTAGGCGTCAGCATTCTCGCCGCGACCTACCCCGAACGCAGCGTCGAGTGCACATGGAATGTCGTCTGCGCTCTTGGACATCTTCACCCCATTGTCGTTGAAGCTGTCAGCCTGCTCGGTGTTTGGCACGGCGCTGTCTCCACTCTCGATGCCATCGCAGATATCTACGGCATCGTCGCCGCAACCGCCCAGCGCGAGGAGCCCGATATGCCCAAGCAGGTCCAGGCCGCAGCGACCGTCACCGACGTTCTACGCCAGTTCTATGCCACCGACTACGGCAAGGACTGGGACATCTGGGTCAAGGAACCGTTCATCGACCCTGCTGAACTCATCGTCATTGACGACGACTCAGACGGCCCCACCGACACTTTCAGGGTCACCTACAGCATCGCCTCGGACGGCACGGTCACCTTCAGCGACCCGCAGCCGGTGACCACTACCTACGTAGATGCGGCTCGTACCGTCCGCGTCCCTGCACTCGTCTTCGCGACCCGTGAGGAAAGCAAAGCCGCTGCCGCGGCCCCCACTCTCCCGTCGGCACCCGCCGCCGGGCCCCCCGCCACCGCAGGTGGCACCGCCCCACTGGAGGAGCCCATGACGGACACCCTGTCCGTTGGCCTGCGGAAGCGACTCGGCGGCAGCAACCTCGCCGACGACGCCGACGAGGCCACTCTGCTCGCCGCGCTCGATGAGGCACTCGCCGAACGCGCCGAGCCGCCCACCGCGCCTACGACCGCCCCGGTCCCCGTCCCTGCGCCCGCTACGGGCACGGTCCTGGTGGACGCCACCCAGCTCCAGCAGCTCCGGGTAGACGCCGCCGCCGGGGCGCAGGCCCGCGCCACCCAGCTCGTGGAGCAGCGCACCGGACTGGTCGACGCCGCGATCGGTGACGGTCGCGTTCCGCCCGCCCGCCGGGACGCGTGGATCGCCCAGCTCAGCGCCGACCCCGGCGCCGAAACCGTCCTGGCGTCCCTCGCGCCCATCGCCGTTCCGCTGGCCGCGAAGGGTTTGGACACCGACGAGAGCGGTCAGGTCGCGGCGACCGTCACCGCCATCCGTGAGACCCCCGCCTACAAGAACTGGAGCGCCGGCCGATGAGCGGTATCCCGATCCACCTCAAGACCGGGCCGAAGACCTACACCCCCGCCGAGAACATCCTCGGCGGCCAGGTGGTCGAGGCCCGCCCGAACGGCCGCATTGGCGTGGCCGCCGCTGGCAGCGTGACCACCCTCGGGGTGGCGCTGGTCGACGGTGAGGCGCCGGAGGCAGTCGCCCTGGGCACCACGGTCGTCAACGGCCGGCCGTTGCTGGTCGCCGGGTTCACCCCGGTGGCCGTCGCGGTCGCCTACGGCGGCATGGAGGTCCCCGTGACCTACAGCGCCGCTGCCACACTCGGGCAGCAGCTCGTCGTGACCGCGAACGGCCAGGTGGCGCCCGGCGGCAGTGCTGCCATCCCGGCCCGCACGTTCAACGATGGCGCGACGACCCTCAACAGCGCCGTCGTGACCAGCGTCACTGGCGCCTTCACTACCGCAGATGTCGGGCGCGGCATCTCTGGTGCGGGTATTGCGGCGGGCACGACCGTGCTGTCCGTCCAGTCCGGGACGTCCCTGACGATGAGCGCGAACGCCACGGCCACCGCTGCAGGTGTCAGCGTCACACTCGCTGCAGTCGCCGCCACGCCGGCTGCTGCCGGCACGGTCGTCGGCAAGTGCACTGACACCACCCCGGCAGGCGTCGCCGCCGGGGCCACCGGTCTCATGACCATCCTCTAGAAGGGGCCGACATGCCTATTGGTGTTCTCAGCATTTCCGACGGTGCGCGTACCACCGTCAACGATCTCATCGGTGCGCCGATGCTGATCCCGGCCAGGATCCTGGATCTCCTGTCCAACCACTTCATCACCGACACGATCTTCCGTGACGCCGGCCCGAACGCCAACGGCCTGGTCGAGTACCACGAGAGCAACCCGCTGTACCTCGGTCAGGACGTGGAGATCGTCGCGGAGTTCGCGGAGATCCCCGTCGCCGCCGGTCAGCTCGGGCTGCCCCGCATCGCCTACGCGCTCAAGAAGGCGCTCGGCATTCGGATCTCGCGCGAGATGCGGGACGAGAACAAGATGCAGCTCGTCGCGCTGCAGCTCACGCAGCTCGTCAACACGATCCGTCGGGCGGACGACCGAGCGCTGCGGGCCGCGTTGATGGATCCGCGCATCCCGACGATCGCGGCGACGCTGGCCTGGACGGACCCGAATGCCCAGGTCCGCCGGGATATCGCCAACGCCGCGTTCCAGGTGGGCTCGGCGAAGCCGACCGTGAGCCAGCAGGACGACGTGTTCGGATACGTCGCCGACACGCTGGTCCTACCGAACAGCGTCGTGCCGGTGCTGCAGGCCAGCGACAACTTCAACCGGATCTACGTGAACAGCCCGCTGGTGTCCGAAGCGATCAGCTACACCGGTCGGCTGCCGCAGAAGGTGCTGGGTCTGGACACTTTGCTGTCCTGGTCCTGGCCGAATGATCGGGCGCTGGTCGTCGAGCGCAAGACGCTCGGCTTCTACAGCGACACCCGGCCGCTGGAAGCGACCGGTCTGTACGGCGAGGGCAACGGGCCGAACGGCGGTCCCACCGAGTCATGGAGATCAGACGTGAGTCACAAACGAGCGATGGGGGCCGACCAGCCCCTGGCTGCCTGCTGGATCACGGGGGTGAACGCGCCGTGACCACCCCCATGGACGTGAACAGCATCACGGCGGGCGACTACGAGCTGGTCGCGGAGCTGTACGACCAGCCCGCGGCCGGCTTGAAGCCCAGCGACCCGTTCGATTTCACCCGTTACAAGAAGGGTGACGTGGTGACGTTGAGTGTCACGGAGGCCAAGCGGCTGGTCACGGCCGGCGCGGTCGTGAAGCCCGGGGAGGCCGAGAAGATGCGCGCCCAGGCGATGGCCACGTCGATGCAGGCGCACCTGACAGCGCTTCCGGACGAGGTGCGGGGCGAGATCCTGGCGACGTTCCAGCCGCCGGAGCCGCCCGAGCCGGCTGCGCCTGCCGACCCGCAGACGCCGGTCGAGCAGCAGTACAACCCGGCCGCTACCCCGGCCGCCGGGGTCAAGAAGTAGCAACCCAGGCCCACCGGGGGTGCCAAGCGCCCCCGGTGGGCCTCCCATCTTCCAAACGGGGAACGCGATGGCTACCTCGAAGGCCTCCGCGACGCCCTGACCATACCCGGCCGGGAGTAGGAGGCTGCTGTGGCTATCGTCGTCGTGCCGGGGGACGTCGCGGTCTACCTGCAGCAACGCATCCGGACGCGGGACGGCAACACCGGCGGCGTCCTGGACACCACGACAGTCCCAACCGCCGCGCAAGTCCAAGCCCTGATCGGCAAGGTCACCGCTGACGTGACCGGCGGGCTCGGGGTTATCCCGCCCGCCCTGGCCGGCCTGACACAGACCGCCGTCGAGCTCGGGACCGCGACCCTCGTGCTCCTGCAGTTCTTCGAGAACGACCAGACCTACCGCGATCTCGACGCCCGCTACCAGTCGTCGTTGACTCGGCTGCGGGAAGCCGTTGATGTCGCGAGCACGACCGGGGACCCGAACGCGGTCAGCGCCGAGGACAGCGGCAAAGGCGGCTCCGGTGGGGATGAGCGGCCGCCCGCGCCGTCGTTCAGCTTCCCGATCACCCAACCGAGCGTCTACGCCTACCCGCTGCCCGTCACGACCGCCTACGAGCGCTACTAGTGACCGCGCCGCTGCCCCCACCGACCGGGACCGCCGTCGATCTGGAATGCGGGTGGCTGAGCGCCGACCCGGCAGTGACCGCCTACCTGCCCGGCGGGGTGCTGCCGTGGGTGCGGGACCGCGCTGAGGGCGTCAAGTCAGCCGAACTGCGGCTCGAGCGGACCGAGGAACGCCGTGAGGCCAACGGCCGGTCCGAAGTGATGCACCAGGTGATTCTGCGGGTCGCGTGGCCGACCGCGAACACCGCCAGCAGCCTCAACGAGGACCAGGCCTACCTCTACGGGGCGTGCACCGCCCTGCGTGCCCGGATCCGGGGCGTGTTGGGGGATCACACCCACGGCGGGGTGTTCGCCTCCGCTGGGGACACCGCCGACGGCAACGCCCGCGGCATCGACGTCACCTACGAGGACCCGCTGCGCACCCTCACCGAAGGCAACCCGGCCCTGACCGCACTCATCCGGTACGGCCTGACCGAGAACCTGCTCACCGCCTAGGAGCCGCTGTGAAAAACGTCCGGAACATCACCGACCAGACCTTGATCTTCCCGACGCTGAACCCGCCGCTGAGCCTCGCACCGGGCGAGGTCGGTGAGGCCAACGTCGAGGACAGCATCGACCTGCTCGGCACCGAGAAGGCGCTGAAGAAAGACGACAAGACCGCCGGCACCGCCGATGCCTCCGTGGCTGTCCCGGTGACCGAGCCGCCGCCGGTCCTGACCGACGCGGTGCAGCTCGCGCATCCCGACGCGACCGTCCCCGGCGTCGAACCGATCGCGCCGGACACCCCGCCCGCTGCCTGACCTGCCCGCTTGACCCCCGACCAGTTCGTCAGTCCCAGGAGGACGCGTGTCCAAGCTCAGCAGGCTCTCATACGTCGGGCTCGGCAAGGAGACCGTCATGGGGACCGCGGTCGCCCCCACCGTGTTCCCGCCGACGACCGCGAACGGCCCCGAAGACATCATCGCGCCGTTGCGGGATGAGTCTTTCCGCGGCAACGACACGCTCCTGCAAGGCTTGTACGGCGGCGCCGCCGACAGCACCTACGACATCGCCGGAATGCCCTACCCGGACACGTTCGGAACCTTTCTGCGGGCCATCATCGGCCCGGACGTGGTCACTGCCCCCGTCGCGCCCGCGACCCTCAGCAGCCACCTGTTCAAGAGCAACAACACCCAAGCACCCACCTACACCCTCACCGACTACGACCTGGTGGAAGCCCGGGCGTTCCCCGGCTGCCTACTCGGTGACCTCAACATCAAGATCGACACGAAGGGTGCGGTGACGTACGACGCGAAGTGGATGGGCTGGCCGAGCGCCCCCTCTGCCGTGCCCGTTCCGCCGTTCACCGCCCTGCAGCCCTGGTTGGGGTGGCAGCTCACCTGGTCCGCCGGTGGCGTCAGCAGCACCCGCGTCGAGACTTGCGACTTGAACTTCAAGCGCCCCATCGACTTGATCGCGGGCAGCGACGGCATCCAAAGCCCACGCGAGACCTTCGCCGAAGCGTTGGAGTTCAGCGCCACCGCCAAGATCCTGTTCGAGGACAACAGCGACCTCAACCGGTTCCTCACCTACGCGCAGCAGGCTGTTACCGCGACCCTCACCCAGCCCGTCGCGCAGGGCGGCGCGATCCTGGCCGTCACCTGCAGCAAGGCGTCGTGGGACAAGGCGAAGCGGGACACGTCCGGGAAGTACGCGACGCTCGACGTCAACATCGACGGGGTGTACAACGCCGCCGACGCCGGCCCCGCGCAGGTCACCCTCACCGGCCCGCAGGCCACTGCTTACTGATGGACGACGACCGCCCCGACGAGTTCGTGGTCCTGCTCCCCGACAACGACCCTGCGCCTGCCTGGGCGCAGGAACTTCTCAACCGCTTCAACCGGATGGAGACACGCATCATGGCCGATCAGGACAAGCTCGACACCGACGTGAAGGCACTGCTCGCTGGGCTGGGGAACGTCGAGGTGGAGATCGCGGCGCTGAAGGCTCAGCCGGCCGCGACGAGCCTGAACTTCACCGGCCTGGACGCGGCGGTCGCCCGGCTCCAGGCCGACGCCCCAGCCCCCACGCTCCCGCCGGCACCGGCTCCAGCGGCGGCACCGACTGCGCCTGCCGCTTCTGCCGAACCGACCCCACCCGCCGCACCGTCTCGGCCGCTGTACACCCACGTCGGCAACGACCCGGTCGACAGCCTCACGTGGCCCAAGGCCACCGAGACCGGCCCGAACGGCGAGGCGCTCTACACCTTCAGTGGCGACACCCCCGGCGCCGGCCACACCGGCGCGTCCGCCGAGTGGGTGGCCTACACCCCGCCTACCCCTGCCTGACCCCCTGTTACGCCTCACCCGTCCGTGTCTGGCTCTCCAGGGACAGCGCGGGCGGGTGAGAGCACCACTTACCCCTGGAGACCCGCCATGACCGAACCTGACAGCACCACCCCTGCGCCGAAGCCGTCCGGTGGCTACGGCAACCGCACGCTGCGGCACGACTTCGATGACCTCGCCGACGGCCTGTACGTCGAGATCCGGAACCCGTCGATGCTCCCCATCGACGCCCTCAGCCCCAACCGGGACCTGAGCAAAGTCAAGGACAAGCACGAACGCACCAGGATCATGAACGCCTGGCTCGCCGGCTTCATCATCTCGTGGCGGATCTACGACATCACCGACATGAGCAACGACCCCGCCGTCCTCGGTGAGCCGTGCGGCGAGACCCTCGCCCTCGCGCCCGGCGTCGTCCCGAACTGGATCGCGAAGCAGGTCACGGCAGCCGCCGACCCTACCTGAGCCCCGTCGAAACCATCGCCGGGGAGTATCGGCAGTGGGCGACGGGTGAACTCGACCCGGACGGGGCCTTGGACAGCCGAGGAGTGCCCGCAGGGTTCCCGCTGTCCGGTCCCGGCGCCGACTTCGAGCTCGCCGAGCACTTCCGGTGGACGTGGGGGCAGTTGCAGGACACCCCCCTGACGATCCGCCGGTTGTGGTTCGCGTTGCTGATGGTGCGGCGGGAGGTCGAGGCGGAACGGGCTGAGCGGCAGCAAGCCTCGGCCCCCCCGACCGACCAGGACCGCCGTGAGGCGCAGGACACCCTCGCCGAAGCACGGGCAGCTGTTGCTGAGCAGGAGGCGCGTCGTGGCTGAGCACTTGAGTGTCGCGGCGATGCGCCGGGTGACTGCCGCGATCACCGAACGGGGCCAGCTTGGGATGCGGGAGGCGTTGACAGCCGTGGCGCTCGCTGGGGAACGCCAGGCCAAGATCAACGCCAGTGTCGGGGCGCACCGCAAGGGCACGAAGACACCTGCGACCCGGTATGAGACCGGGCCGGCCCGGATCAGCGGGAACCTGGTGCGCAGCGTCACCCACGAACCGGTCGTGCAGGCCGGGACGGTGTTCACGACCAAGGTCGGGGTCGCCGGCTCAGCCCCGTACGGCAAGTGGGTCGAGGGCGAGGGCTACGCGTTCATGCTCCCGACCGCGAAGTTCCTCAAGGGCGTCGTCGTCCCGATCGCTGAGACCGCGATGCGCACCGCGTTCCGTGTCCGTTGAGCCGAGGGGGTTGCTGTGGCCGATGACGTCGCCGACCTTGCTATCCGACTGTCCGGTGAGACTGCCGGGTTCACCACCGCGATGGAACGCGCCGCGGCGTCCGGTGACGCCACTGCCGTGGCTGCTGAGCGGGCCGAGAAGGCCACCCTTGGGCTCGGTGAGGCTTCTTCGACCGCGGCGGTAGGGGTGCAGCGGTTGGAGGCGCAGCAGCTCAAGAGCGGCGCGTCGGTGAAGGAAGCGACCGCCGCTCAGCGGGAGTTGACGGCCGCTGTGGCGACAAACAATCGGGCGAACGCCGAGCAGGTCGCGTACATGCGGGCCACCGCCGACGCCGCCCGCCGGGAGGCCCTGGCGATGGGTGAGGCGACTGCGGCGGAGAAGGCGATGCGGGACGCCGCGATCCGCAACGCCGAGGCGATGAACGTCCAAACCACCGCCGCGGGCCGAGCGGCGTCTGCTGCGGCACGGGAAGGCGCCGCGCAGCTCCAGGCCGGCCGGCAGGCCGTTGAGGCAGCCGACAAGCACAAGGCCGGGCTGGAGAAGGTCCGTGGCGGCCTGGACAAGGCTGGGCTGGGTGTCGTCGCCCTCATCGGCGTAAGCCTGAAGCTCGCCGGGGACTTCCAGAAAGACACCAGTGTTCTAGTGACCGCCGCCGGGGAATCCGCCGGGGCCCTCGGCCACATCCGCTCCGGGCTGATGGCGATCAGCGCCGACACCGGCACTCCACTCAAGCAACTCACCGAAGGCATGTACCTCGTGGAGAAGGCCGGGTACCGCGACGCCGACGCCCTGAAGGTGATGAGCGCGGCGTCGCAGGGCGCCCGGGAGGAGAACGCGAACCTGGCTGCGGTCACGAACGCCATGACGTCGGTGATGGCGTCCTACCACCTCGGGGCCAGTAGTTCCGTGCAGGTGATGAACGCGCTGAAGACCGCCGCTGGTGAGAGCAAGACGACGATGGAGGAGTACGCGACGGCGCTGTCCACCGTCATCCCCATCGCGTCGGCGAACAAGATCGGTTTCGAGCAGGTCGCCGGGGCAATCGCGACCCTGACTCAGCACGGAACGAGCGCGGCCGAGGCCACCCAGGAGTGGGCCGCGACGATCTCCCGTTTGGTCGCCCCCAATAACGTGGCTATCGCGGCAATGGCCCGGATGGGGGTCTCGGCGACGGACGTGTCGCAGAACATCGGCAAGCGCGGGCTGACGGGAACCGTTGAGCTTCTGACCACCGCCATCCTGAGCCACATGGGCCCGGCTGGGCTCGTTCTGACGTCAGCGTTCAACCAGAGCAAGAGCGCGGCGCAGGACGTCAACGTCATGATGGGAACGATGCACGGGACGTTGCTCACACTCGCCCAGCAATACCAGAAAGGCACAATCAGCGTCGGAGACTGGCACAAAGCAGTGAAGGCGCTTCCGGTTGATCAGGCTTCCCTTGCCGGTCAGTTTGCCGTTTTGCAGAACAAGGCCCATGGCTTCAACAGCCTGTTGCGCTCAGGCTCGCCTGCGGCGCAGACCTACACCGCAGCCCTGAAGCAGATGGCCGGCGGTGCCATCGGTCTCAACACGATTCTGCAGGCCAGTGGCGAGAACCTCGGCGGCATGAAGACCCGCGTCAATGCGGTCGGTAAGAGTCTGCAGGACGGCGGTAAGGATGTCGAGGGTTGGCACGCGACGTTGAAGCTCTCTAACATCCAGACGGACCGGGCTCGCCAGTCCTTGGTCGATCTTGCGATTCAACTTGGGACCGCACTGATGCCCGCTTGGATCAAGGTTACGCAGGTCGTGAAGTCTGCCGCGGATTGGCTCGGTAAGCACAAGACTGTCGCTGAGGCCCTGGCTATTGCCCTGACCATAGGTTTGGTCGGTGGGATTGTTGCGGTGAACGTGGCGCTGGTGACGCTGGCCGCGAACCCGGTCACCCTGACCATCATGGCGATAGTTGGCGCCGTCGCTCTGCTCGTTGCTGGTTTCGTCGTTGCGTGGCAGAAGTCCGAGGTGTTCCGGGACGTCGTCATCGGCGTCGTTGATATGGTCAAGCAAGGTTTCTTCGGGATGGTCTATCAGGGGCTGGGCCTGTTTCGTGTGTGGCTGACGGCGTGGCTGGAAACCGCCGGTGGGATCCTGCATGGTGCCCGGCTGATGCTTAGTTGGGTGCCTGGACTGGGCGATAAGCTCAAGCACGCCGACGACGCGTTCCGCGGCTTCAAGGATGGCGCCCTGTCCACGATTGACCGGCTTCGGGACGGCATGAAAGAGAAGATGGATGCGGCGGCGAAGCAAACCGCCTACCAGTCGGCCCTGACCGGCCAGGCGCTGAAGCACGGGATCGAGGACCGGCTCCCGGCGTATCTCGCGATCGCCGACAAGTACGGCAAGACACTCCCGCAGGTATTGCACGACGCCCGAATCCCTGCGGCGCAGGCAGCGACGATCATGGCGCAGGCCGCGACCAGCGGGTTTGCGTCCGGGGTCGGTCCGGTGTCCGCGGTTTCGCAGCGGATGGCGCAGGGAGCCGTCGATGGAGTGCAGGCACACGTGGGTTTGGCGAACCAGGCCGGCCAGAACTTGGCGGCGGGTGCGCGCGATGGTGTGTCCAGCGTCGGTGGGTTCGACACCCTGGGTTCCAACGCCGGCCAGGGCTACGTCAACGGCATGCAGGGGATGATTCAGCAGGCCTCAATGGCGGGTGCGAACATCGCCCAGGCCGCTCTCCAGGCGGTCCAGGCCGCGCAGGTCTCGCACAGCCCTTCGGTGCTGTTCCACGACATGGGCCGCTTCGCCGGGCAGGGTTACGCGAACGGGCTCGCCTCCACCCACGGGATGATCGCGGACGCGGCGGCGGGGATGGCAGCCGCGGCGGTAGGTGGTCTGCCGGCCATGTCCGGCGCGACCCCCAGCGGCGGCATGGGCGGGATCCCGCAGAGCACAGCTGGGTCGGGTGGGGGTGGCAGGAACGCGCCGCCGATCATCCACAACCACTTCTACGTCGACGGCAAAGAGATCCACACGGTGGTGCAGACGCAGGAGCTGCAGTACCAGGGGCGTAACGGCCGGTCCGCGTTCGCCCGATAGGAGGAGAGCGCTGTGCCACTCGAAGTGTTCGCGAACGCCCCCGCGCAGGACCCGACGTTGGTGTTGGCGCTCAGTTCCGCGTCAGCGACTACGGCGGCGGTCAGTACCCCGGCGGGGTTGCCGGCGGCGGACCCGACCACGCCCGTCCCCTCGCAGTGGCGGGGTTCGTTCCTGGACCCGTCCGGCAACGTCCTGGAGCGGTTCGTGTGCACCGACTCCCGTACTGCGACCCTGACCGTGGTGCGGCAGGCTGAGGACGCCCTGGCGTTGCCGGCGGGGGTGTGGCCGGTCGGGACGCGGGTCGCGCACGACCTGACCGCCGGGGCGATGAACAGCATTGTCGGTCCGGTCCGGTGGCGCCGGCACGCCAGCGCCGCGCAAGCCATTCCGACCGGGAACTTCGCCCTCACGTTGGACGCGCTCGACTACGACACCGGCGGCATGGAGGGCGCCGCTGGCGGCGTGGCGACGGTCCGGCGCGCCGGTCTGTACCGGGTGAGCGTCGGCGGTCTATTCCTAGGTGCCACCCAGAGCGCTCAGATATGGGTGGCGAAGAACGGCGTCGCCAACGCGCCCCGATACGCCTGGATCGATGGCACCTTGGTCACGCTCAACGCCTCGGAGGAAGTGCCGCTGGCGATCGGGGACACCCTCACCGCGTACGTGGCACTCACCACCGCAGTCTCCATCTCGGTGACGTACTCCAACCCGTTCATGTCCGTGACCCGCGTCAGCGACTGACGTGGCCGTCCTGGCCGGGGACCGCCTCGGTGCAGGTGCGTCCCGCCCGGGCCTGGTGCGCCTCGGTGCCTGCACCGGCCCGGCGCAGGCGGTGGGTGGCGAGCCGTTCGTGCCCGGCCGTGCAGCGTGGCCCACCCTGACCTATCAGCTCGCGCTCTACTCCGACCCGAACGACAAAGGCACGCTGGTCAACTGGGCCGGGGCGATCAACCTCACCCGGCGTGTCCTGACTGGCTTTCAGACCGGCCGGGGCGCGCCGTACGAGCTCGGCCGGACTCAGGCCGGCATGCTGACGGTGCCGGTGGACAACCGCGACGGCGCCTTCGACCCGGCTAACGCGGCGAGTCCGTACAACGGCTACATCTTGCCGCTGCGGCCCTTCCGGGTCCTCGCGACAATGCCAGACGGCACGACCCGGCCCGTGTTCACCGGCTTCGTGGAGCGGTGGCCGAACGCGTGGACCCGTGGCGGCAGGTTCGGGCAGTCCGACCTGGTGTGCGTCGATGCCCTCACCCTGCTCGCGCAGGCGACCTACCGCTCAGCGGTGCAGGGCACCATCCTGGCCGACAACCCGCTGTACTACTGGACGCTCGCCGCGGTCAGTGCTCCGAACCCGGGCAGCCCCGGTACGAGCGTCAACAGCGCGAAGACCGACGCCGGGACGTGGAACGCGCCGCTGACGTTCAACAACGGCACCGGCTACACGTCAGTCGCCTCGATCGTTCCCAAGGGTGACAGCGGGCAGGCCGTACAACTCGATGGGGCTACCTACGCGAACGTCGCATTGCAGGCAGGTGGCTATCCGAGGGTCAGCGCCACGGTCGGGATCAGCGCTTCCCTGTGGCTGGCAACAACAACCGCCGACTTTCAGCGCAGCCCCATGTGTCTGCTCGATGGCAACGGTGCCATCGCTTTCTCATTTACGATTGACCCTTCTACCGGGCGCTTGCAGATCACGGACGGTGGCAGTGGCCTTACGACGACGCTGCCAGCCGCGAACTCCGGGAACCTTCACGACGGCCTGTCGCACCTCGTTAGCCTCAACGTCGAGTTCGGCACCTACACCGCGTTTGTCGACAACCTGCCGCCCTACACCGCTCCACGCGCCTCCCCCGGCATTCTTACTATTATCAGCATCTACGTCGGAGCGGGCTATTTCAGCAACTTCATCGGCACTGTGGCACATCTCGTTCTACGGAACACTACGATTCCCACCACGCCCGGCCCGAATGGCAGCTTGCGGCACACCGATCTGTTCAACGCCGGCAAGACGGGTTTTTCGGGGGAGACCACCGGCGTCCGAATCTCACGGCTGCTGGACTACACCAACTTCAAGCAGCCCGGTCTCGCCAGCCCGAAAGTCGCCATCGACCGGGGCCTGTCCACCGTCGCAGCCGTCCCGGGCGGCGGCTCGTGCCTCGACGCGATCCTCACGACCGCCGACATGGACGAACTCGGCACGTTCTACGTCGACGCCGCCGGGGTCCTGACCTTCCGCCAGCGCGACGCCCGGACCGTCACCGGCCCCGTCGCGTTCACCTTCGGCGAACGGGTCGATCTCGGGGAGATCCCCGTCGAGCACGACCTCGCCACCGACCTGGACCCCACCTACATCTACAACGACGTCAGCGTCACCGGCCCGAACATCACCGTCCCCCTGGACCGCGCCGACCTCACCTCACAGCGCTGCTACGGCACCCGCGCCCTCACGATCAGCACCAACCTCAACGCCTACGCCACCGACACCGCCGTCCAGAACCGGGTCTCGGCGGTGCTCGCTGCCTACAAGCACCCGCACCAGCGCATCCGGGTCCTGACGTTCACCCCGACTACCCTGGATCCGGTGCTGTGCCCGAACGCGTGGCTCGCCGCCCTCACCTTGGAACGCGGGATGCGGGTCCACGTCAACCAGCGCCTGGCCCCGACGATCAGCATGGATTGCTACGTCGAGCACATCCAGCACACCGTGACGTTCGGCGGGCTGTGGCAGGTCCAGCTCCTGCTGAGCCCCACGAGCCTCGCTGCCGCCCTCGCGTTCTGAGCCCGAAGGGAGCCCGGATGCCCGGAACGTCCGACCCGGAAGTCATGCGCTACATCCTGGAGACCCTCACTGCCCGGTTGGACCAGACCATCGGCCGATTCGAAACCGTCTTGGGGGCGCTCGACGGCACGTACGTCCGGAAAGAGATCTACGACCGGGACCGCACGAACGCGACGGGGGTCGCTCTCGCGGCCGAGCAGGCGGTCCGGGTCACGACCACGGACCTGACCCGCCGGATGGACACCGCCGACAAGACCGCCGAAGCCGCGGACAAGGCAGTGAAAGAGAACCGGACAGCGCTGATCCGAATCGGCATCGGTGGTGCCGTCACCGTCGGCGCCGGCCTGATCGTCGCGGTCGCGTCCGCTGGTGGGTTCCACTGATGGCCGCCCGTCCGGAGCTGTTCGCCGGGTCCCTCACACCCGAGATGCGCAAGCTCCTCGACGGCCTCGACGGGTTGACCAGCCGGCTGGGGCAGCTGACGGACCGCCTTGAGGACAGCTACCCCGCCCCTGACCCCGCCGACAGTCCCGAGGGAGAGATGCGATGACTGACCCGATGCCGGCGTCCGATGCCGACTGGGCCGCGGAGGTGGATGAGCACTTGGCTGACGGCCACGGGCACCACGCCGACCGGGACCAGGCCACGACCGACCGGGACCAGGCCACGACCGACCGGGACCAGGCCACGACCGACCGGGACCAGGCCACGACCGACCGGGACCAGGCCACGACCGACCGGGACCAGGCCACGACGGACCGGACCGAGGCCCGGCGCAGCGCGGTCGGGTTCCGCGCCGACGTCACCGCCCTTGGTCTCAGCGTCGCTGACCTGTCCAAGTCCGTCGCCAGCCTCCACGACCTGATCGCGGCGACGATGGTCACGGCTGAGCAGGCACGTACCGAGGCGGCGCAGAACCCGACCCGGCACCGGCTGAACACGACCGTTGCCGCCCTCGTCGCCTTCGCCCTGGTCCTGGTCGGCATCGCCGGGTGGGTCGTCCACGACCAGCAGCAGCAGAACTACCAGGCGTGCCAGGTCCGTAACGCCCAGCATGCCCAGCAGCAGGAGTTTGCCGGCAAGCTCGACGCGGCGGTGCAACGGGCCCGCCGGGAAGGGTCGGTTCTGGGCCGGGACCTCGGCAGCCTGCTGACCCCGATGCCCCAGGCACCGACGGTGATGTGCCACCCACCCCGGCCGTGAACGGCGATGTGAAGCCGTGCCCCGAAGCCCTCGAAGTGTTGGAGCGTGCGATGTGACCCACCCCGCCGGCACCATCTTCGTCCTGCGCAGCGGCGGTTGGATGGGCGCCGTAATCCGCCTTCTGACCCGGAGTCGCGTCAATCACACTGGGGTCGTCCTCGGGGACGGCCGGACCGTCGAGGCGATGCCCCGCGGCGCGACCATCGGACGGGAACAGGACGGCCCCAACGTCATCTGGGGCACCGACCTGCTCGCCATGATCGAGGCCCAGCGCCCCGGCGCGGGCGCCCGGATCGCGGCCGAAGCCATGCGGCTCGTCGGCAAGCGCTATGGCTTCCTCGACATCGCGGCGCTCGGGCTGACCGCCATCGGACTGCGGTGGGGATGGCTCGAGCGGATCGTCGGCCGCCAGGACCGGCTGATCTGTTCGCAGCTGGATGACGTGGCGTGCCTCAACGCGGGCGTGCACCTGTACGACAAGCCCCCGCGGCTGCCGCAGAACGTGACGCCGGGGGACATTGAGTGGCTCGTCGCTACCGGCGGTCTCGGCGTCCTCGTTGACCGGACCGCACCGCGCTGATCACGTAGTGGCGGGAACGGGATTCGAACCCGTGACCTCTGGATTATGAGCCCAGCGAGCTACCGACTGCTCCACCCCGCGCTTTCCACGGTACACGTCCTCAACCTGCTCGGAGGACGGGCACACGATCAAGGAGACAGCATGAGCAAGTACCGCAAGAAACCAGTCGTCATCGACGCGCACCAGTGGAAGCGCAACGGCGAGCACCCACTCGACGGCGACCCGGCCACGGAAGGTGAGGTCGTCCGCTACTTCCGACGTCCTGAGCCTGAGTACGCCGGGGCGAAGCTTCACGACGGCTGCGGCGCGCAGTGGCACGACCACGGGTGGATCGACACACTGGAAGGCGGCCACATCGTCTGTCCAAATGACTGGATCATCACCGGGGTACAGAACGAGCGGTATCCCTGCAAGCCCGACATCTTCGCGGCCACCTACGACCCCGCATGACCGCGCAGAGCCTGTTCGTCACCGACCTGGACGCCTACAAGTCGAAGCCCGTCGCGGCCGGCTATCCCCCGACCTTCCGTACCTTCTACAGCCCGATCGATGATGTGCACGGTGCCCTCAAGGCAGTCATCGGCTCAGCGCAGCACAGCATCGTTGTCGCGATGTACGGCTATGACGACGACGAGCTCGCGGCCCTGCTCGACACGGCGCTGAAAGACCCCACGAAGTACGTGCAGATCAGCTTGGACAAAAGTCAGGCCGGCGGTGTGCACGAGCGGGCGATTCTGGCGCAGTACGCGCACGAGATGACCGGCAACTCCGTCGCGGTCGGCACCTCGGAACGCGGCGCGATCATGCACCGCAAGATGGTCATCGTAGATGGCATGTGGCGGATCAGCGGCAGCACGAACTGGTCCACGAGCGGCGAGACGCTGCAGGACAACGAGGCCACGATCCTGCTCGATGCCGTGGCCTGCGCAGAGGCACGAACGGTGCTGGACATCGAGCACGACCACATGCTTGCCGCGATGAGGAAGCGGTCGGCATCGCACGTCAGTCCCCCGAACTCCCCTGCCGCATAGGAGCACGCATGAGCATCTACATCGGCCCGCCTGCGCACGAGAGCGGCGGCGGCAACGTCGTGCCGGTCGCGCATCACGGCCTGCGGTATCTGGCGGGGTCGTAGCCCATCCGCTTGCGGCGATCCTCTCGGGCGCACGCCCTGCAGTACCGCCACATGCCCGCGCCAGGGCTTGCCTTGTCAGCGGGCGGCTTCCGGTAGCCGGTGTTCTCAGCGTCGTACGCGTGTCCTTGCGGGCAGTGAGTCTTGACCTTGTTCAGCGCGGCGTAGGACAGCGAGCGGAAGTTGTTGACCTGGACCGGGACCGCCTCTAGATGCGCGGGATTGCAGCACAGAGTGACCTTGCACAGATGGTCAACCTCGTAGCCGTCTGGAATCGGGCCGTAAGCCGAGATATACGCGGCGCAATGTGCACCAATAGTTGATCTAGGGGTGTCACCGCCTAAGTGCCCGTAGGTATCCGCTGCAGGATTCCGCCGAGATTGTTTCGCGCCGATCCACAACCAGCATTTATCTGGTGCGCCTACCTCGACGTGTTTCCAGACGCGGACTGCGGACGGGGTCGGCGCGGGACCTGGCATACATGGATCATACACCAAACTAGACCGTTTAGAAAGGGTCACCCATGACGCACTACCCCGGCTCGACCTTCCGCCCAGTCCCCTCCCACGGTGGGCCCGCGACCTCGCACATGGGCCTCGTGGTCCACATCACGACCAACGACTTCGACCCGTACGGCTTCTTCAGCAACCCCGCGAACCAGGCCAGCAGCAACTACTGGGCCAGCGCGCTGGGACTGCTGGAGGAGTACGTGGACCCGGACCTGCGGGCTTGGGCGCAGTCAAGCGGGAACGGGTCATGGGTCAGCGTCGAGACGTCCGGCCGGGATGGAACGGCAATGACGGACGCGCAGGTCCAGACCGTCGCGGAGCTGTTCGCGTGGGGGCACCAGCACTACGGCTGGCCGCTGCAGCTCAGCGAGGACCCGGGCACTCCCGGCCTCGGCTGGCACGGCATGGGTGGCGACGGGTGGGGCGGCCACTTCAACTGCCCCGGCGACGCCCGAAAGGCTCAGCGCTCGGAAGTTCTGCGCCGCGCCGCTCTAATCGTCGGGGGCCGGTTCGCGCCGCCTCCGGTCGGTGGGGCACCGGCAGCGCCGGGTCAGTACTTCCCGGAGAGCATTCCGCTGCGCTTGGGTTGCCAGGGTTCGCACACCGCCCTCATGCAGCGCACGATCGGCGTCAACCCGGCCGATGGCTACTTCGGGCCGGGGACGAAGGCCGCGCTCGAGCGGTTCCAGGCGGCGCACGGGCTGGTCGCGGACGGCATCGCCGGGCCGCTCACAGCATCGGCGCTGTACCCGCCGCACGCCCCGGCTCCCGCACTGCACCCTGCTGCCCCGCCGAAGCCGTCCGTCGCGTTCCTCGCGCAGTTCGCCGGCGTCCCCGCGGTGTGGGAGGTCCGACACATCACCCGCGCTGAGTGGACCGCCCGGCGCCTGCAGCAGTCCGCTATCACCGTCTTGGCAGACGCCAAGGCGCTCGCCGCCCGACCGGAGGCCACCCGATGAAGTTCGGCAACGTCGAAGCGAAGGTCGCGGTGCCTGTCGTCGCGACCGCCCTCACCGGCACCCTCGGGGCCGCTGCCTACCGCGTCCTGCTTGCGTTCGGGCTGTTCCACCCGTCGCCGCAGCAGACCATCAGCCTCGCGGCGCTCGGGGCAGCGCTGCTCGTCGTCGTCCAGGGCGTCACCGGCTACGCGGCGCCGCACACGAGCCGGACCGACCTGGCGGGCTCGGCAGAGGATCCGCCCGCGCCAGCCGCGCAAACTCCGGTTCCAGCGCCTTCCGCACCGCCCGTTCCCACGGCTCCCACGCCCATCCCGGATCCGGGTCCTGCTCCTGCTCCGTCACTCGCGCAGCCTCCCATGCCGCCCGCCGACGCCTACCCGGGCACGCCACCGGCCGTCGAACCGGTGCCCGCTGCACCACCTGCACCACCTGCGCCACCTGCACCACCTGCACCTGAGCCCGCGCCGCTTGCGCCTCCCGCGCCCGAGCCCACTGCCCCGGCGCCCACGGTCGTGCCGCCTGCCGCCGAGCCGACGCCCGCAGGGTCGGTGCAGGTCCCGCCCGCCGCCTGACCCACCCCACACGACCTCACGGCCCGCTTCACCCTCACCCGGTGAAGCGGGCCGCTTCGTGCTGTCCGGTTCTGCCACGGATCTGCCACAAGCGGACTACGAACGGCTGAACGCGCACACACGCTCACGCACACGCGAACCGGCTTCCTACCTCGCCCGACCTGCGGAGATGCCCTCTGACATGGGCGGTTCCAAGATCGCCACAAGTTCTGCGTGCTCGGTCATCGGGAAGATGCGCACCGAACCGACTAGGGCTGTGACCTGCGACGATGCGGCCTAGGTCCTACATTCTAGGACCCGTCTGCCACCGATCTGCCACACGAGCCGTCAGGGACCGTCCGCCACGGCCCTCATCCCCGCCCGCAGCCGGTCCTGGACCTGACCGCCGGCGTGGACGTACCGGCTCGTGGTCGACGTCGACTCGTGGCCGGCGAGGGTGCAGACGGTCGCTAGGTCCATGCCCTTCTCAACCAGCCGCGACAGGCAGGTGTGACGACAATCGTGCGGGGTCGGCCACGGCTTCTCGATCCCTGCCCGGTCCAGCGCCGGCTGCCAGACCATCGAGCGCCAGTTCGCTCCCACCACCGGCCCGAACGTGGCCTTGCCTGGTGAGCGTCGGTGCGCCCGGAACACCAACCCGTCGCGGCCGTGGACTTCCATCGCCCGTGCTAAGGCCAGGGCTGCCCGTTCCTCAAGTGGCACGACCCGCTGGGACCGGAGGGACTTGGGGTAGGCCTTCACCTGCCCGGCCTGCGTCAACGTCTCCACGACATGCAGCTCGCGGCGCAGTAGGTCCACCCGGTGCCCGTGCAGGCCGGCGAGTTCCCCGTAGCGCAGGCCTGTGTCGAGCAGCACTTCCACCATCGCGACGTCCCGCACGCTCGGGAGTGCTTCAAGGAGCGCCGCTTCCTCGGCTGCGGTGATGAGACGGTCCGGGTGCTTCGGTGCCCGAGGCAACCGCACACCCCGGGCCGGGTTGGACGGGAGCAGGTCGTCATGGACCGCGGCTTCCAGGACGGCGGTGAGTTGCTGCACCGCTTTGCTGATCGCCACCGGTCCGCGGCCGGTCTGCTCAAGCCGGCGCACCCAACCCTGCACCTCCAGGCGGGTGATGCTGTCCAACGGCCGGGTGCCCCACTGCTCCAAGACGTCCCGGCCGTAGGTGGTGTCAGCGCGTCGGGTCGCGGCCTCCACTACTCGCGCAGCTATCCATCGGCTGTGCCAGTCCCGGAGCAGCAATCGGCCGGCCCGCGGGTTGCGGTGCGTCCCCGCCCGAACCAGGGCCTCCTGATCGGCGGCCCACTGCTTCGCTGCTGTCCGGGTCGCGCACACCCTTGTGTGCTGCCGCCCGGCGCCGTCGCGGTAGATCGCCTGCCACCTGCCGTTTGGCTGCTTACGGACGCTCCCCACTACGCCGCACGCCTACGGGCTCGTAGGCGCCGGAGCCGGTTCACCGTCATCGGGTCAGCGGCTAGCGCCTCAGGGCGGTTGATGAGATGGCTCAGGAGCTGGTAGTAGCGGGTCGCGGTCAGGCCGAGATCGTCGGCGACGGCCTGCTCCTTGCCGCCGGGGCGTGCGTAGAACCGGCGCTCCATCGCGAGCATCGCTAGGTCGGTGGCGGTGAGCGCGGTCATTGCCCGACCGTAGGCAGCAGGTCCGACATCTAGCCGCTCTTGGTGTAGTCCGCGCAACCCTTGACCTCCAGGCTGAAATCCGAGGCGAGCACCACCACCACTGTCGCGCCCGGCGCCGCGTGGTTGTCAAGGATCTCGTTGTTCTTGTTGTGCCGCGCCCAGTAGCAGAGTTCACCGCCGGTGGACTTGTAGGTGCCGGGCTGGATGTCCTGCCCGACGATGTAGACGCCGTCACCGGCGAACGTGTTGGCTTTGGCTGCCGCCTCGGCTCCCCCGATCTTCTTCTCGCGGTCGTCCAGAGCGGCGCTGCGCTGATCCAAGGCGGCCTGCTCCCCCTTGAGCTTGGCCTCCGCTGCCGCCGTGGCGTCGGTGGCCTTTCCGTTGGCGGCTGACGTCTGGACCTCGGCTGCCTGCGCTCGAGCGTCCGCCGCCTGCGCTTCGCTCTGGGCGGAAGCGACCTGGCTCTGCGCCGCGGCAGCTCGAGCGTCCGCATCGGAGGCGCTACCGCTGCCGGTGACTCCGCCGACGATGAGCCCGGTCAGCCCGACGGCGACGAACTGTACCCAGCGCTTGCGATACCACTTCGGTCGGGGCGGGCCATCGGCCGAATCTTGGATGGTCATGCGCTGTGCTCCTTCATAGAGAGCCGGCGCTGCAGGTAGCCGCGCTCGGACGGGTGGAGGTGGTCAAGTCGAGCTTGGAGCGTTTCGCCGTCAACCCAAAGCTGCTCAGCGACTTGGGCCAGGTCATCGCCATAGAACACGGCGGCCTCGGCGAGGGCACGGATGTCAATGAGGCGCCGGGCGGCCTCGCGGTGCACTCGCGGGTGGCAGTCGGTGTCCCCACGCTCAGCGTGGATCTGCTCATGGGCGACCGTGCATCGGCGCTCGGCCTGGTTCTGGTCTGGGTCCAGCGTCAGCGTCCGGGTCTGCTCGCACCACGATCCCAGAATCCCCGGCCGGCGCTGCCAGACCACGGTCACATCGCTCATTCGCCGGACGGCTCGCCAAGGGTTGAACGCCATGTGGGGCAGTGAAACCGACGGGTACGACATCAGGCTCCTTCGTCCGCGCCAGGTGCCTGCCGGCGCAGAGGTGTGCCGCGACGGGCCGCGACCGGGAACTGCTCTGGAATCGCATGGCCGGTCGTCTCTAAGAGGCGCTGCAGCACAAGACCCTCGCTGACGCCAAGACCACTCGCGAGCGCAGCAGTTGTGTCGGGGCCGGGCATGTTGCGCACAGGCTCGGTTGCGTACTGCTGGACGCGCTGGCGAGTGAGCTTGCCGCCCGACCGCCGCGCAATAGCCGCGTAGGTCAGATCCACTCCATGCTCGCGCCGGAACGAGTCTCGGCACTCGTTGATCAGATGGGCGATGGGAGTCACGTCGGCCAAGATCGTCCCCTTCTTAGTGATCGTCTAGACCCACTGGTCACGAGCACTTCCCGCACCACGCGGCGGTAGTGGGCACCAGTCATAGCGCACTGGTCACCACGTCTGACCTGCTACCTGCAGAACTACACGCCTGTAGTTACTTGTGCACGGTCACTGTCTCGGACATGCTGTCCAATGTTGCTGGACACCACGTCCCGAACGCAGTACCGTCGCTTCTACCGAAAGGCCACCCAGTGGCAACGACCTTCGAGGTGTACATGCTTCTCACAGATCGCAAGCGCCTAGCGCGCCTGATCGCTATCCAGGGGGTCAGCAAGCGCAACGTTGCTGCTGCTGCTGGGTGGAAGTCGCACACCTACCTACTGCGCTTGCTGTCCGGCGAGGCGCGGACTGTCGAGCCCGAGCACGCTGTCAAGATCGCGACCTACCTCGGTGTCGACGTAGCTGATCTTTTCATGCCCAAGGTGTCCAGCGGCGCTGGTCAGGTCGGCAAGCAGGGCCGGGCAGCATGACCGCGCACCACGTCTACGTCTGCCGTCAGGCCGATGGCAAGCCCCTCTACGTGGGCTGCAGCAGCGACCTGTTCACTCGGCTGGAAACGCACAGGCGGGCGTCCTTCTGGGCGCCTCTCGTTGTCCGGGTCACGGCCACCGTCCACGCTGACCGCCTGACTGCCCGGGCCGCCGAACACGTCGCGATCCGCGATCTGCGCCCCCGCTTCAACGTCATGGGCCGCTGGGCGCAGCACATCTACTGGACTCAAGCGGACTACCAGGACTACCTGCAGGCACTGCTCGCTCGTCCGAACACCGGCTGGAAGCGCACGCACATTCAGCGCGTACATGATGCCGCCACGGCGGCTCGACTGCTCGACGGTCGTGCCGCGTGACCGCCTCGCGCAAGGTCACCCCGGCGCTGCTGACCGTCAACGAGGCCGCCGCCTACCTGAACGTCAGCCGCTCCACCGTCTACAAACTCAGCGCCCTACGCGGCACCGGCCCCAAGCAACTCCCGGTCGTGAACCTCCCCGGCACCAGCGTCGTCCGGTTCAAGATCGCTGACCTCGACGCCCTCATCGCCCGGTCCGTCGTCACCGGTGGACGGCACCTGAGCACCGCACCTACCAAGGCAGGTGCCGCGTGACTGCGCCCGTCTACGCCTGCGACGCCACCGAGGCCCGCACCCTCCTACCCGTCTGACCCACCGACACCACAAGGAGAACAACAGTCATGCCCGACACGACCGAGACGCACGTCCGCCCCTTCGCTGAGTTCCTCCAGCAGCAGCGCCGAGGCGCCCTGCACGGTGAGATCAGCGAGCAGCTCCACGATCTCCTGCAGTCCGTGAAGGAAACCGGCAAGGCCGGCAGTCTCACGCTGCAGATCAAGGTCAAGCCCGCCGCGAAGGGAAACGCCGAACAGGTCCTCATCTCCGACCTGACCGTCGCGAAGAAGCCCCAGACCGAGCGCCCCGAGTCCATCTTCTTCCTCGACAACGAGGGGAACCTGTCCCGGTCCGATCCCCGGCAGATCGAGTTGCCTCTGCGTGAGGTCAGCCGTCCCGAGGTCGCCGAGGCCAAGGCGGTCAACCGATGAGCGCCACCAACGACGCCTTGAGCGTCGACAGCGACTACAGCACCGAGGCCGCAGTCGTCGCCGATGTTGCGACCCATGCCGCCCGCCCGACCGTGCTGGCCGAGGACACGGCCTACGCCTATGTCGTGCCCACTGGCAGCAGCGTCAACGTCGTACGAGGGGCCGAGCCCCTGCCCAAGCCGCTCCGCAAGACCGGCACCGTCCGGCTCCTCGACGCCACCAGCTTCGCCGCGTACGTCCACAAGCACGCCGACGGCGATGCCACACAGCTCTACGCCGACCCAGCGGTCCCAGGCGTCACCGCCCTACTCAACGGCCACCGAGGCGCACCCGACGCCACCGGATGGGGGGACCACCGCGCCGTCCTCACCTTCCGCCCCACCGACGCGTGGAACCGCTGGACGACCAACGACAGCAAGCTCCTCACGCAAGTTCAGTTCGCCGAGCACGTCGAGGCGTCCCTGCCCGATATTCGCGTGCCTACCGGAGCCGACCTGCTTGAGCTGGCCCAGTCGTTTCAGGCCAACACGAAGGTCCGGTTCGAGTCCTCCCGCGACCTCGGCAGCGGACAGCGGCAGCTCGTCTACCGCGAGGAGGTAGAGGCCGGCGCCGGACCGCTCGGGAACCTGACGATCCCGAAGGAGTTTGAGCTCGGCCTCGCGCCCTACGAGGGCACCGGCCTCTACAAGGTCACCGCTCGGCTGCGCTACCGGATCACTGAGGGGCGACTGAGTCTCGGCTACGTCCTGGACCGTCCTCGCGACGTGCAGCGTACCGCGTTCGACGAGGTGCTCAAGGACGTCGAGACGCAGACCTCGATGGTCGCGCTCCTCGGCACGCCCGCACTCCGCACCATGGGACGCACTGCGGAGGAGACGCGATGACCGCGCTCCACACACGCAAGCCCACCGGCCTCGTGCCCTACCCCGTCGTCCTGCTCGAAGGCGCCGAGAAGAGCGGAAAGTCCT